CTTCAAGGTCAACAGTGATAGTAGGCTTCCACTTCATCCAGTCAGTGCTACGCTTGCAGAGATACGGTGCCTCGAGGTTCTTAATCATGATACCCTCAAATCCAGCAGCAACCATGTCATTAGCGTAACGGTCAATCTGACTCTTACCTTCGTGAGTGTCAAGGTCCACTTGCAAGTGAGGGAGCAGCTCCATATTAGGCATCTTGTCAAATGCAGGCTTCATTGTTTCAAGCAATGCAATGCGCTTGCTCAACTGTGCATTCCAATGACCGCGCTTGAAGTCTGCCAATGGAAGAATGTCAAATACATGGAATACGCTATCTTCGGCTGACACATTTTCCTTACGACGAGCCTGACGCATCAGTTCTTGAAAGGTATTGCCGACTACTTCTCCGTCAAGAATAAATCCTTCTCGTAATAGGCCGCTTGACATATGCTTAGTTCTACCAGCAGCAGATATAAGTTCACTGACATTCTTGAGGACTTGTTCTTCAATATGCGTGAAGTTTTCAAACTGCTTACCGTTACGGCTATAGCAAACTACGGTGCCTTCAAACATTCCGCTAGGGGGAAGAACACCCATCAGTACACGAACACCGTCAAGCTTAGGTTCAAGACGCTTGACTCCCTTCATTTCAGGGCGCCCCTCACTATTGGTAGCAAGCTGGCAAGTGAAGATAGGAATCTCGTAATGAGTTCCCTTTACAATCTTATTGATTGTGGTTGCGCTAATGCCGCTACGCATATCACGACGAAGGATAGGAGCAAGGAAAAGATTCCATTCATCACTGTCAAATCGCTCTGACATTTCTGCAACTGCATCACGAGCAGCATTGCCTGTCAATCGCCGATCACTCAAGTCCTGCAACAATGACCAAAAATCTTCCCAGGGGTTTTCGGCATCTGAGATTCCGATTGATTCAGGGATTTGCTTGATACCAAATGTTTCATATGGATTATAACAAGCTTTTAAACCACCTAGAAAACGAATGGCGATATCGCTTCCTAAATTAGCTGCGGTAAGGGCTTGCTTGAGAACATCTTCCTTATGCAGGCGTCCGTTGTCTTCGTTTAGTTGTGTTATAAAACTTGCGCTCATAGTCTTCTTATACTACATAATGGGGTGAATGTCAATCAAAAAGGTACTTCATCCAATCGGTCATAGGGGAAGCTTTATTTGTTTACGGGAAAACTTATTACAGGAATCACAATGTCGGTCCTGTGCGTGATAATATGATTCTTTATATGCTTTGCCCCACTTCTGCCACTTATGCCAGCCAATTCTACAGCCCCAAAAGGTCACAAGTAGTTCCTTTTCACGCAATGTACGGAATACATTTTCTTTCTCTGCACTCATACCATCTTCACATAGTTAAGCTGGGTAGAGTTGTCGCGGTGAGCCTTAACCTTACCGTCAATGTTGATATTATCGCCTACAGTAAGACTCTGCTTATAAGCAAAGAACACCTGCTTGTTATCATCGGTGATAGCAGTGATGAAATGCGTACCCCACTGATCGGAGAAATAGCTTTTCACTACTTCGGCAGTGACTTGAACACGCTCACCGACGGTACCAAACACACCTTCGGTCTCGCGGATACGAGTATCAACAGCCCGACGATATTCACTACGGTTGTAAGTGTTAGGGAGCGAGGAGACGATAGCAATATCATAGTTGCTATCAAGCGTTTCCTTCTCTACAATGGAGAGCATATTCTGCTCAAAATCAGAGAGGCGCTTGTCAGTCAGCAGTTTGAAAGTAAGGCTGCGGCAATGCTGCATGACCTTTTCACCCTGTTCACGGTCACTGTCACGCACATCAAAAGTACCATCAAGAAACTGACGGATGAGAACCTTGTTAGCAAGCTTGCTAGTAACAGATTCGTCGTTAGTTTCGGCGTACCTGAGGTAGCCACCGTTGACACGGTTAGCTGCACACGCAGCAGCAAAAACATCAACAGTGTTGTACGAAGGGCGTTGATAACGAGCCATGTAGTATCTCCTTGCTATATATTCACTATAGCAAAATGGGTAAGCAATGTCAACCGAAAAATGACCTAATTTTAATCAAATTGCTCTATTAGCTGGTCATAATTGCCACATTGTCTACCACACTCTACCAAAGGACTAGAATTCCAAGTATTAGAGATTTTATGAAAATGTTGGCTATTAAAAATATCTATCAACGTTGTCTCATTGAGATTAGGAAATTGATTAATTTTATCCATATAATCTATTCTTGCATCAAGTCCTGAAAAGTGCCATTGAAAATCTAGCCAACAACAAGGTGATACATTACCTGCGGCGGACACGTAAATTTGTTTATATTGTTTTGCTTTACAAGAAATTGAGTTAGGTTTAATATTATTACCTATCAACTGCTGTATAATCGGTATCATACTTTGGCTTTTTTCTGTAGGATGGATAATATGAGTAGTTTTTCCCTCTTCATCTAAAACATTCAGGCTATCTGTCATAAATCTTGAGGTATGCTTAGATTCAAAGTCGTGGAATCCCAAATCAATACTAAGCTGCTTGCAATCGTCAATTTGGTGTTCGTTGTGTTTGAAAACTAACATGTGCCATTCAGCAATGCCTCCCTCTTGAATGAAGGCAGTTGCATTTTCTATTATCTTATGCCAATCAGTAGCTACCCGATATAGACTATGAGTATCTGCTAACCCATCAATTCCAAATATAACCCGAACATTTGTTTTTGCTAGTTCTTGCCACCAAACTGTTGTTCTTGCGCTGCCATTGGTATGCATACTTAGAGTAATCTTAGGATTAACTTTTCTCAAATATTGAAAAATTTCTAAGGTGTCTTTTGCAATTATTGGATCACCTAAATCCCCACACATAAACAAATTATCTAATTGCTTGACAAAATCCTCACTAAACCAAAGTTTGAATTGCTCTAGTGTTATTTCATGCAGGGCAATAAAAGGGTTTAGCATTCCGCCATTAATTCGTCTGGGGCACATCGGACATTTTGCTTGGCACTTTGACGTTACCTCCAAATGTACTGATCTGATTTCTTCGTACTGATACATTTTTAATCCTTGTAAACGTATGCCATAATATATTTAATCTGGCATACGTTTACTGGTTTTTAAAATGCAAATTGTTATCCGTTCAATCGTGATTGAATTTCAAGATAGAACTGATTGTACTTTGCGATACGAGCAATGTCCTTTTCAGTGACACCCTTGAGACGACGGATATCAGTGTTATGACGAAGGTCGCATGATTTAACACGCATTGCGTCAAGATTGGCGAAAACCTCGTTCTTATACTCATCGTATGTCTGACCGGGCATCTTCGTGAGAACTCGTACCCCTGCAATGACTCGTGAGGTGCAACCGATTGCTTCAAGGTCTTTCCAGCTAGTGCTAGTATCTTCAATTACGTCATGAAGAAGTGCGATGCACTGTAGTTCTTCATCGTCGGTCTTGAGATAGTGCATGACCTTAAGCGGGTGAAGAATGTAAGGCTTGCCGCCTCTGTCAAACTGACCTGCATGAGCATTAGTAGCGAGAACTAGGACTTTACCAAGTAGTTCACCTTTTTTCATATTTTGCTCCTTTCTCTGTCTATAATTAACTATAGACAAAAAGGTGCCCTAAGTCAACCGAAAACTGACCTAGGGCACAATTTTTTACTTCTGCGAAGCAATAAGCTGATTAAGAGCCTCAACAAGCTTCTCGGGGGTGAGAGTGCTTGCTTCCTTTTCAGCAGCTTCCTGAACAGTCTTAGCAAACGCCTCGTCAGCCTTATCCTTGTCAATCTCGTCAACGATTTCGTAACGAGCGCAACGACCCTTAGAGTCATTGTAATCGTTCGGGATGCTGACTACATCACGCGGATTAATCTTGAGAATGACGATACGCTCACCGCCGAAACTACGCAGATAGTCCTGCGAACAGAAGTGAAGACCAGTCGAACAAGTGCGGTTCTGATCATCGTCAACGAGATTGCGTTCCATAGAAACAACAGTCACGCCATCTTCTACTGCAACAGTAACTTCGTTGTTCTTGCCAACAGCTTCTTCAAGTGCAGCAGTGTCTTCATCAGTCATGTAAGCAGCGGGCTTGTTCAGCACGGTACCGGAGTGAACGTCAAAGTAATCCTGACGAACCTTCTTGTAAGCGAGGAAGCAACCATCCGAAGTAATCGGAAGAGTGTTCTTCTCAAGGAAGCCATACAGTTCGTTGACTGCCCGCTTGCTCGGATTCTCCATGAGATTTTCCATGAACGCAATGAGCGGCTCAACTGGGAAGTCTTCCTGGATCATAGCAACCATACGCTTGGTAAGCGCATTATGCATTTCACGACCCTTCCAGAAAATCTTGTCGCCCTCGACGCTAACATTGCCCTGACCGAAGTTAAGAACAACCTGCTTGGGTTCGATGATATCCTGAACAGTCTCCCACTCACCGGCCTTGATAGCAGCGAGGAGCTTATTGTAAGTGATATGGTTCTTGCTCACAGTATGCGGCGTGGTGCCGATAACAACAGTGATATTTGAACCCTGGACGAT